CATATAAGTTTTATAATTAAAATATAAAACTTGAACTTTGTTATTATCAAACTCGTCATAACTACTAGAGTTTTTATAAGAGCTATTAGTATACAAAGATCTAGAGCTTATTATTTCTTCTAAATCAGAGTCTTCTAAATGTGGGAACTGTTTAGCTAGTTCGTTAATAGGTATTGTTTTTATTTCACCAACATAATATATATCTTCAAAATAAGGTGATTCTGTATAAGAATAAACTAAATCAGCTGGATCAACATATTCTATTGTAGCGCCTTCAGATGTAGTAAAGTTAGTTTTAACAGCGCCTATACCTAATACTGTTAAATCTCTATAAAATCTTTTTTTAATTAAATCGTATCTACTGCCATCCATTAAAACGTTTATAGCTTGTTCTTCTGCTATTTCTACAGCTTGCTTATATGAAAGCTGCATGTGTAAATCTAACTCTTCTTGAGATTCTGGCAATTGGTTTGGATTGTTTTGATACAGATTTATATCAAAGTTTTGCTGAACAAAGTCGTTCATTTCTTGAGTACGCATATCATCCAGTATAGACTGCATGTATTCAGTTCTTTTTGCGATACCATAAGGATCTTGTGAATACGCTTTTACATTATATGCTCTTTCTGATATACCGTTTACAACTATATCTACAAACTTGGGTATTATAGGTACAGGTGTCCAGTCTAAATTTAAATAACTTAAATCGCCATTTATAGATAATTCATCTTTGTATTTTTGTATTGATTGATTACCTTCAGCATATAATCTTAATCTGTGATAATCGTTATAATGCTTGTTATATCTATTAACACTATTATCTTTGTTAAACCACTCGTGTTCTATAGCTTTAGCAACTTTCAACCCATAGTCGTAGCTAATTTTTTCAGCATCACTTACAACTTGACTCGGGAAATAATTGTTAATATAATCTGCCATCTGTTATTTTATTATTTTAGATGTATTACCAGTATTAGTAAATCTAGCAATACTTATGTTTAATTTATCTTTTTGAATTTTAGCATTTGGCCTATATAAATTTCTATTACAAGCCATAACAGCTAATCCAGAACTTATTGTTGCGTCAAATTTAGTTCTTTTTGTTATATCAAATCTAGACCAATCGTTTAATGTTTTATTAAAATATATATTACCATAAACACCGTCGTTTAAGTGACCAACGTGTTGTTGTATATACATTTCAATAGCAGCAGCGTGCGCTTGCTTTATATCTTCACTAGAGTTTGGTATACCACCTATTTCTTTTTCTGTAGTTGATAATTTATTCCAAATTTTATCTGGTCTATTCATACTATAACCTCTATAACCTCTACGTCTCAAGTGGTATAATAATCTAGGTTTGTTATTTTCTGCTAGTATTGGCATACCGTAAAACACTAGTGCCATTAAAACGTCTTCAAAAAATATCTCTGCGGTTTGTGGTCTTGCTATATATTCTAAAAAAAAATGATTAGGCGGTGCATCTTCCATACTAAATTTAGTTAAGCCGTGTAAAGCACCATTAGACCCTTTACCATCTACAGTACCTGATATATCGTAACTATCACAACCAAAAGCACCCATGTGTTCATTAGCTGGATACTTAATACCATTTTTACTTATTATTTTGTTTTGCAGATGACTAGGTGGAAACCAACTAACATTAAATCTGCCTTTTGGATCTGGGTAAAATATAACTTGTGTATCTTTTATACCATTAACCCATTGAAAGTTACCAGTGTTAACGTTACCTTGCGCGCCAATGCCTTCGTTGTAATCTATCTGCTCGTATATTTTTACTAAGTTAAATATACTGTTTTTTGCTTCATCTCTAAACGCGTGCTCTTCAGTACGTGGAAACTGCCTGTAAAACTCGTTTAAAGCGTCTTGATCATTTTTTAAACCTTCAGCTTCATTATTCCAGTGATCAATTATACCGTAATCTATTAACTCGCCATCTGGCCCGAGGACATCATGATCAGGCATATGATACACTGGTTGTCCGTATTCGTCAAGAAATCCTTCATAGTTCCATTCCATTGGGACAAAAAGAGAATATAAACCAGACTTTGTTTGTCCATTACGGTTTCTTTTTGTAACGTCTGAATCATAGTATAATTTTTTAAAGTTATCACCTCCTTTGTCTAAAGAATTACTAGTACTACCCATCATGCATTTACCTATAATTCTACTACCAAGTCTAAGACATGTTTTAGTAACTCGCCAGTTGTTTAGTATATTGTCTGGTCTTTCCCACTTACCACTTTCATCGTGTACTAGCAAAGCTAGTTTTTCACCATCGTAACTGTTATCACCAGTATTTTTCCAGTCAATAGTAGTATCAAGTCCAACCAAGTCTTCCTGCTTTTCGTTCGCAACAATTTTTTTACGCGTAAACTTACTCGCAGGAACACGATAAGCAAGTTCAGATTTAGGCCTGTCCATACCGTCTTGTATCGGTTTAAAAAAGAAAGGATAATTAACCGATATTGGAACAACCTTGTCTGTAAACATTTTTTTAGCATCTGCACCACTTTTTGATAATATACCATATCTACTATCACTCGATATTGTAGCTAAATTAACTGTTTCTGCTGAAGACATGAAAGAAAAACCAGAACGTCTGTTTTTAAGGTAACACATACCATAACATCTTTTGTCTGCTTTACATGCTTCCCAAAATATATAAAACAACCTATTTGCTTCTCTGTAGTCTGGTGCACCTACATCTATTTTACTCCATTGTAAATACATATAATGCGCACCTGTTATATAAGTTGGTGTTTTATTGTTCATAAACCAAAAGCCTTCTTCTCTACGTTTAAACTCTTCGTCTATGTAGTCATACCACTGTTCTTTTTGTTCTTCAGGATATGATCTCCAGTCAAATATGTTTTTAAGTTTACTTAACTCTTTTGGATATTCTATTCTTTGCCACTTACTTACTTCGTTTTTGTACACGTGCACTGGCAGCACTGGCAAAGCAATGCGCAAACCTTGGATCTCAAGTATCTCCCCAATTTTACCAGTTTTAGAGATAACCACGATATCATGTTCTTTATTGTATCCATATTTCCATTTTTTAGTGCGGTTTAACCGCGTTATTGTTGTTTTCTTTATAGGTTCTACGACCTTTACTAAACTCTGCTCGTACATTACTTAGATCTTCCTTCTGCAAATCCTTTGAATATTTTTTTTTCTTGCTCTTGTGGTGTTTTACCATCAAGTATGTTTTCTTCTTCTTGGATTCTATTTAATATTTCAAACGCATCAAATATAGCTAACTTCTTTGTAGCTGCTGCATTTTTTAATCTATCAGCTGAAACATCATCTTCTGTATTTGTAATAATCTTTTCTTTAGCAACATTAATTAATTCTTCAACTGCTTTGTGCCCAGCTTGGATTATAAGCTTCTTCGTTTCCTTGATATTCATATTTAATTGTAATAAATTTATTTAAAATTCTATATAATCTCTGCCCGTCAACTACAAACTCATAAGTTGAAAACGGTGTAAAACCCACAAGCTCGCCAACTTTATTAACACCATCTGTATATTTAACAATACCTATACACTCTTCTTCTTCACCTTGTTTTAGCTTGTCTCTTTGTTTTATTGGTTGAACAAAACAATAACCCCCTGTAGCTTTCCAATTATTATTTCTTTTATACAAAAACATTTGATCTGGCTTTACTAAATAAGTATTTTCATCAAAATAACTTCTACTGTTTTTTTCGCTACCATATTGATTGTGCCAACGCCTAAATACATTGTGATGTACAATAACAGTATCACCAGTTTTTACTTCTGTGTCATAAGCCGCAGGTGTAGATTTAACAATAGCTTCTCTGTTTATAAATTGATGGTTAAATATCTCTGTGTTTATTATAAGATCTTTGTCACCAACTTTTTTTGTATTGTTATATCTATTTCCTTTTGGCTCTATAATAAAGTCAAAAAGCGCTTTCATTTTAAGAACTTAATTATATTTTGACGCAACATTTATAATATTTCTGATTACAGGCTTGTTCCTGTGTTTAGCTATAAAAGTTCCTATTTTAGATACATTGCCTTTAGAGTCATAAACAGTTGGATGATTAAGCGCGCTATCACTTTTTACAGTGTAACTACCAACATTAAACTCATAAGGTTCATACACTTGTTGTAGGCCCTTCAATCCTTTAACCAACAAGCTTTTTCCTTTATTTTTTAATTTTTCAAGTAAGTCTGTATTACCACCATTTCTTAAAGGCGATCTTCTTCTTCTCTTTCCGTGTAATATTCTTCTTTTGTTCATATTAATATTCTAGATTATACTCTACAGATACAGCCATGTTTTTATTGAAGTCTTTCCAAGGTAGTACGTTTTTGTTTTTTCTAATATAAACAGAGTATTTATCTTCTTCTTCTATTATATCACAAATAGTGTGACCACCGTAAACTTCTTGACCAACAGCATAGTGCATTGCGTCATTTTTATAGTCTTTACCTATAGTAATTTTTCTAATTAGTTTGCTCATTTTTCTCGTGGTTTATAGTACCATCTTGAATATTAATATCATCTGTACCATAATTAGTTTTAAACTGTACTTGAAGTTTACCTAACTCTTCTTGTAACATAGTTACATGATGAAGTAAGTTGTGTTTTTTAGTTTCAAAACTACCTATTTCTAATTGAGCTCTATTTATATTATTAATAACTGATTGTACTTTATTTAATTCT